TGTTATCTTTAAGGTAATAACCCGGCATCAAGGAAATCAAGGAAATTAAGGAATTAAAGAACACAATGTCAAACGACAACAAAAACCCAACAACTGAATCGTCCGTCGACGGAGATCATTATCATCCAGGAGACAACGCCGATTGTGATCCAGAATGTGATTACCCACGTTTCTGCCCCAATCTCGCTTCAGAAGAAATGCCAAAGAAGAAGCCAACACGCCATCTTCTTGATCTCCCTCGTGGATTTCAGGCCTGGACCCTTTCAATTGCTCAACAATACCAATTGGTATACATTGACACGCCACCAAAATGGATGCCACCCCAAAAGCAAGTAAAATTCCATTACATCAACGGAGCTCGAGTAATAGAGTTCCCTGAACGTAATGAGCAGTGTCAACACTGTATTTGCTCTTTTGGTTCGTGCCGTCTTGCCAAACCCGCTGAGACAGCGGTCATTTTGACGCACACTGTCAATTGTTACACCCATCGCGAGCTTGTCGCTATGGTCAAAGCCCACAAGGCTGTGTATGTTGTTCCTCTCCCATTCGCGAGAACTCCAACACCTTATTTCGATTTAGGTCCTTTCAATTTTGCTTTCAAGATTGATTTGGATAACGTCGAATTGACATTGACTCGAGATTTGTATTCTCGTCAATGTCTCCTTCACTTACACCGTTGGATGTTCGAAGCTAATGATTCATTTATCGACTACCCAGAGGAAATTGTCCTCGTTCGTGAATATGTCGAAGTTGAGACTTGCAAAGTACGCTTTGGTAAGAAATTACAACAAGCGCTCCCTGCAATGAAGTTGGTGATTTCTGCTGAAACACCTCTCGATCTTTCGAATCGAGTCCAAGCAGAAGTCTTACGCCCTTCTCACTTCTCCGAACTTCACGGAACTTATTCCTGGAGTAGCGTCAAAGCGGACCCGAATGACCCCATTCGCGTTGCCTTCGTCTCCACCCAAAACATCGAAGTTGAATCAATCAAAAGCTTTGGACCTTTCTGGTATGTTACGGTCGCTAAACATACAGTAAGAATCCCGCGTTTCGTGCTGAAGACTTTAATTTTTGAAGTCATTGGAAAGCCACGAGAGACCCTTACTTACAATTTTCTCATCCAGAAATGTAAGGAACTCTTAGCTTCAATTAATGATCCATTCGAGCCGGAATGTGTCATTTTTGCTGCTTCTATGGCTTTTACTGCTACACTGGCTCTGGAAACAGATGTAGCCTCAGCAATGGTGAAAGAAAACCATGAGAAATTTGCCGAACACAAAGCTGCTTATGCTTTTACTCCTGTGCACAATAAATTGCGTCGTAATCTTCTTGTAGTAGGTGGTGTTATCACTGGATTGTCCATTGTTGGACTCGTGATGTACCACAACAAAAGAATCGCCGATGCTTTTCGAATTGCATATCGCTACTTTAAGCCGCTTCCAGATGCTGAACCGCGTACAGGGTTGTATGATGCCCTGAAGCGTATGGACGAACCTGCCTTTGCTAAGATCATTCTCAAGGACCAAGTATTCGCTACTTCTCCAGCTCGCATTATTGCTTGCTCTCCCCAAGTCGAACATCATCCTATTGAGTACATGAAACCTTATGCTATGGCAGGAATTGCTGCAACATTTTGGTACACGAGCTCATCTACGCCTGTGATCGGGGATTATGCATACCCTGTAGGCACTCTCGTACCAAATTCAAAGAACGTCGCACCTCCCAAATATCCATTTACACCGACTAAAGAGCAGTGGATTAAACCGTTGAAGCCCCAACCAAAAACCTCTAGTCCTTTGTATAAAGTACTCGGTTTTACCTTCAATGGCCATGTAGCTCAGCCTTTCCACATCGATCAAAACGCCGCTCTGAATTCGCTTTATCGCTTGATGCTTGATCCCCCTGAGATGACCCTCCCAAGTGTAATAGCCGAGGAGATGGACATGCAGATCAAGCAACTTGCTCCAATTATTAACCGTAATTGGCCTGGTTACTCTTACAAGGACTGGGTTAAACGTTATTCTCGCAAACAACAAGATGTCTTCAATGTAGCTTTGGTGAAAGTTACTGAGAACGGCTGGAAAGAGCGCCAATATGGACTCTACAAGCATTTTGTCAAGCTTGAGAAATCCATTTTCATTTGCATATTTGGATGCCCACGACCTATCATCTCGAACTCCCCAGAACGACTCGTGATTACTGGGCCATACTTTCTAAACCTCGCCGGAGCCATCAAGAATTATTTCACTCCCGATAAAACCTATGAGACGGGGTTTTATTACGCTGCTGGTACTGCTGAACAATGTGGTTTAGCAGTACAGAACGTACTTGATGGTATTGCCAAATCCGGTGGAGCTCCTCATAGAAAGCAATGGTCTATCGTAATGGGCGATGATGGTTTTTCCGTAGTGTGGGATAACGGTGAGGTGATTTTCGTGTCTAGTGATTCTTCTCGACATGACGGACATGTCAAGAAGCTCCAGCTAGAAGCTGAAAATCGACTCTATAAACGATGCCATATGACCAAACTTGTCTGGTTAGCCATCCGTGAAACAACAGCCCGAGTTTTCTCCCGCAACCTAATCGTTGCTCGAGTTACCTCCAGATTGTCCGGCTCTGCACAGACTTCGATTGGGAACTCTATCCAAACTAAGATGATTTTAGAATACGCCACCCGAGAAGGATCAGATACCGCGCTTATGACTGAGCGTGCCGAGTATCTTGGTTACCGAGTGGTTTTTGCAAATTCTTATCGTCTAAGTGATATGGAGTTCTGCTCGAAATTGTTTTGGCCAACTGCTGATGGTTTAGTTTTAGGAGCGAAGATCGGCCGCTTTCTCAAGAAGTATGGAACGATGCGTATAACGGCCCATACTGAGGAAGATTACAAAGCCAGCATACTCAGTGCCCTTAATGATAACTATTTCGTACCAATCGTTTCTTCAGTCTTGAAACGTACCTTACAACTACTGGCGCATGTTAAATTAGGTAAAGTTGATAAAGACGAAGAATACAAGCACCATGTCGAACGCCGCCATCAAATGATTGATGAGACATGGTTCATGCTTCATGATAGGTATGGAATCTCACACCTCCAGGTGGCCCAATTAGAGGAGAAACTAAATTGTGTGAGTTCTCTCCCCTTTAACCTGGAAATCCCTTGGTTTGATGCCTTAGTCCGTCGGGACGATTAAACACGACAGCGGCTAACAATAAAGATACACCTCAAAACTCAATAAACTCACAATACCATGGCGAAAAAGAAAAACCAAAAGAAAACCAACAATAACAATAAAAAGAAGACTAAAACCCAAAAATCTATCTCAACGGATCCTCGAAATCGAGCTCCTTTTGCTCCAGGTCAAAACCAACGCGTTGCCGTTCGTCGCGGTAACCCTACTGTTGCTATTCGTCAGAATGTGCATCAGAGGGCATGCGGGATTACCGATCCCTTTTGCATCCATGCTCGTTGCGCAAAATGGCCAGATGGACAAGGTGCAGGAACTGTTGCATTCCAAATTAGGGGCCGTCGTCAGATGGCAACTAACACTACTAACTGGGTTAATGGCTCGATTCTCCAGATGACTGGAGACTTGCCATATGCTGGTCTTACTTCCGCTTCAAATGACGGAACCAATTGGACAATGGCTGCTGCCTACGTCGACCTTACTACGGGCACTAGTTTCTCCACTTTTGCCTCCTCTTACCGTATCGTCTCGTGGGGTGCGATTGTACGTAATGTGCAACCCGCAACCAACGCTCAAGGAACCGTCATAATCCGCAAAATGTCAACCCAAATTGTACCCAGTGGAACTATCGGAAATGCAGGTATGTATGGTGGTGAAGTTGCTGAATATCCTGTTTACCCTGGTATGGAGATTACCATCGTAGGCAAGACAAACGGTAACACCGCCAGATCCTTTGTGGCTCAAAACACCTCTACAACGAAAGTTAATGGAGGTAATTGGGACACCGTCCATATTGAATTAGTGAATGGTTATAACACCACCAGCACTGTACTCGAAGTCGAATTCGTTTACAATGTTGAATTTCAAGTTCTCGTTGCTCAAGCCGGAATTCACGAATTCATTGCCCAATCTGCTCCTTTACAACCACACCTTACTAACGCAGCGAACACTGTTATGAACAAAGCGTCGTCTGTAATAGAAGGGGGTGTCAAGAAGGCTGGTGACACGATTCTTTCTCATGTGGAAGATTTCTTTTCTCAAGCAGGCACTGATTTGCTTGCTGCACTCTTCTAAGTTCTTTTTCTATACAACAACATCTGTATTTGTACACATCTATTCTTATCTATTATTGTAGCCGTAGCCAAACCCGCCGCCAAACAAAACAAAACTTGGCTAGTAAACTCCCA